AATCAGTTCTAAAGATCCGCCACTAACTATTGGACAGTTTTTAATTATATAATAATCATTTGATCCGTCATTAATAAATACATCAACATTTATTGTAGATGTAGTTGTGTTTGCACAACGAATAGAAATAATTGCATCGTCTGAGTTACTAGTGTGCACCGTTGCTGCAGATGTTCCTACATTTCTTTGTATATATCTTTCAAAATCTTGAGCCATATTTCTCCTATAATCCTACTGCCATTTTAATTGCAAACGCTTCACTTGCTCCACCTGCAGAACCAAAAGTTACTGAACCACTTCCATTTGTTTTTAAAACTTGGTCAGCTGATCCATCTGAGGTTGGAAGCGTGTACGCTCCATTTACGTTTAAAGTACCTGTTGTTTGTATACCTGTGTTAATTGTAGAAAGCTTCGCACTTCCATTGTAAGCTAAAGTTGCTGTGCCTCCATTACTAAAAGATGCTAAACTTGCTCCACTTCTTCCTTGTAAAAGTATTGAATCAGATTTTAATCTTAAACTATGACTTACGTTTGGTGTTTGGATTATGTTAGATGTTCCTCCACTTGATGAATCATGAAAAATTTCTAAATCTGTTCCCGCACCAAATTTTATTTTTTCATCATCAGCAAAATTAGTGTTATTACTTGCATCTTTTAAAACTGATTTAGATGCAGGTAATGTACAAAATACATCTTTAGAACCACTTGTAAAATTAACTGCAGCATCACTATTTGATGATGATATAATTGTGTCTCTTGATAAAGTATCTGGAGTTGCGTCTGTAACAGTTCCAAGACCAACTTCAAATTCACCTGTGCCTGTGTTTACAATTGCATAGTAAGTTGTATTACTATTACCAATACCTGCAACGAATCCTTCAAAATCTTGTACCGCTCCAGCAAGGTTTAAAGTACCTGTACCAGTAGTTGCACTAGTTTCTTTTACTCTATCATTAACAACAAGAGCCATTTACTTTCCTTATGTTAATCTTAATATTGCAGCTGAAGTTGTAAATGCAGGGAACTGAATTGTAAATGTTCCTGCAGTTGCAGTTTTATCTCCACCAAAATCTAAAACACAAACAGCGTCAGTAGTATTTGAACCACCGTTAGTTGTTGTGTTATAAATTAAAGCTCCTCTAGCTGTTAATGTTACACCAGTAAAAGATAAATCAGCGAAGTCAGTGATTGCCACTGATGATGATACTTTTACACCTTGGTTAACAAGTGCTGAACCACCTGCTGTATATCCTGATGAAGTAACTTCAGTATTTGATCCACCACCTGGATTAGTAGAGTAGTTTGTTGTTGATTTTCCTAAAGTTGCTGAACTTGTGTACATTGCTAATTTGTATGTATCTGTTCCTGCATCAAAATCGTGACTTCCTTGAAGTAATTCTTTTTTAAATGAATTACAAATTGCGTTAGTTGTTATTGCCATTTTATTCTCCTTTTAAATTTTATGGTGATGGTGAAGGTATCTTAACTCTAGGTACCCCATCATCGTATTCTGCTCGTCTTCTTCTTCCCATTTGTTGTAGGGCAAAAGCTTCTGTTTCTTCATTATACTTTGTTTTATAAAGATTGTACATATCCATAGGACCCTTTAAATAGGAAAAAGTCTCAGTCAACACGCCATGCAATAACAGAGATTCTTGATATTGAGATAAATAAGTAGCATTATTTGAAGTAAAATTAGGTGGAGTTACAATATAATTTAACTGAACTGCATAAGCTTGATCTGGAGTAGGTGCTACTACTATTGAAGCATCATCCCAATTAGCATAGTATTTAGGTTGTCCTGTACTTCCAGCACCATTGTATTCTGATATAAAACTAGTGTCTCTTTTTTCCATAAAAGTTCTAGCACTAGTAATATTAGTATCTGCAAATACTTGTAAAGATCTAATAACTAAAAAATCAGCAGGGGTTACTAAAAATCTTTTATTTGTAGTAAATGATGAAGTTGCATATTTTCTAGTGTCATCGTAATCAACCTTACCTGCAATATCTAATTCTGTATTTCTAATAAATTGTCCAATAAGAGTATCACTTAACACATTCGAATCTACTTCTGTGTAATTTCTAACTTGTGTTAAAAAATCTGAATACGATATAGCCATTATGTAATACTCACTGTTACAGTACCTGTAGTACTTATTAATTGTCTTTGTCTATTTTGTTCTGCACCATTATCCGGTTGCATACCAGAAGATTGAAAAGAAAATTCTCCAGGAAGAACTAAATTAATTGTTGTAAATCTAGAACCTCCAGATTTTAAAGTAAAATCTTGAGACCTAGTGTTTTGTAATGCTATTGCATCTGCTTTAACTGTTCTTCTTCTTATTTGAGGTTGTTTAGATTCAAATTCAGATATATGAACTAATGCTCCTGTCCATTCTCTAACCATTTCTTGATATGGAAATGCCATACCTGATCTATCAGATATTGCAAGAGATTGTTTTCCTGTTGCGTAAGTAGACATTACACACCATCTCCAAAATAAACTTGTGGTGAAATATATAAAGAAGTTCTAGAACCATCTTCATCTAATGCTCTTTTCATTTCATCTTCGTAAGCCATTTTTAACATTTGAGTTCTGTCTGCAGCTTTTAAAAAAGAAATATAATATGCAAGACCAGCTACCATGCAAGGTAAGAATCTATAAGGAGCGTCTGGAGTATTTGTATATCCTCCTGCATCTTCTATTCTTCCAATGTAATAATATTTTAAATGTGTGTATGTTGTAGCATCTGGTGCTTGGTATAAATAAATTTTAGGAGTTATATGTCTTTCTATATAATATTGAGAAGGTTGTCCTGTAGTTCCTTTATTAGGTAATGCTGCATAAGTAGATCTATCTGTTTTAGTTAAAGAAACATCTCGTGTGTCAGCAGTAGTTCCTGATGATGTAGATATATAAGCCTCTAAAACATCACTACAATCACTCGGTGCAGTGTATTCAAAAGTTCCTGCAGTTAATTCTTGTGATTTATTTTTTACTTTCCAAAGATGTAATCCACGATTACCCCATTCTGAAAATAATATATTTAAATTTCTTCTAGCTCTTTTTAAATCATATCCTGAAGCTGTAGTTAAACCACATCTTTCATATGCTTCATCAATAACTTCATCGATTTGTAAATCAAATGCAGTAGTTCCAGAAGTAGTCATTATAATATATCCTTATAGTAATCATAGTTTTTTTCTATTTTAACTTCTCCACCAGTATTGTAATCTATAACACCAGCACTACTCTTAGACTCTTCTCTTAGCATTCTTAAAACTTCACTAGTTTGAGATTCAATTGACATGGTAGGATCCATGTCTTTCATAAGTTCATCAAACCTTTTGTGTTTCTGTGGATTATTTTTTAAAACTTTTTTTGCTAAGGAAGACATTAGATCATCCCTTTGTAATAATCCATAGACTTAGAAGTTACGATTTCTCCTTCTTTAGAAGATCCGTGTTTTCTTTTTTTGACAGGTACACAATTAGGTACTTTTTTTCCGCCTTTGTTTTTCATACCGATCATTTCATATCCTGACCAACATGGTCCTTTTGATTTTTTCATATTATTCCTCCGTTTTAGTGGCCACTTTGTAAGTTATGTACTTATCCTTTTTTCGGTTGTACAACTTCTTTGATTGTAGCACTTTTGGTTTAAACAGTAAATGTCCTAGCGAGAGGATTTTTTTTATTGGATTTTTTAACTTGAAATTTCTTTTTTTCTTTATTTTTCTTTTTTGGGTCACCTAATTTACCGTCTATTTGTTTAGATATCTGTGATCTTCCTATTGTCATTATAATATATCCTTTGCTTTACCTAGTATTGGCTTATACTTAGTTTTGCCTTCTTGTCTATAGGCAAGTAAATACTGTGCTCTTCTATTTTCAGGAATCCAACTTGCGTGGATCCACCCCGAGTTAGGTTCGCCAGGCGTATAGTACTCGAGGATCAATTGATCTGTTTCAAGGTTCTTTTTAACCCAATCAGCTACCTCAGCATTATCAACTCCTACACATTCGAAATCACAGGCCTCAGCTTTTGCATGCTGTGAATTTCTAGAGCTACCAATAGCTAGACATAAATCTTCACTACGAAATCCACTAGTTACTTTGACTCTTCCGAAATGATCTCGTACCGGTTGCAATATATTTTCACACAGATCTTTTAATTTTTCTATTTGACCTGCATTTGGATTATTATTAATGCCTTTACGAACAGCTGTATCTGATTTGATAAGCTCTAATAGAGTGAAGTTACGACTTAAATTCATAGATACTCCTATTTTAAAATTAATTTTTTTATGGATTTTGACCCATCAATATTTGACTCGAGCTCGGCCATCGACTTTAGGCACTGGTACTGAATATTATTATTTTTATTCGTTCGCATTGCGACACGTTTGCCTTTTAAACATTGAGACATAGACTCTTGTATTCTGTGTTCTTTTATCTCTCCGTTAACAATCATAAGAAGGGCAATAACTAACTCTGTCATTAGTGGGCTCCATTACCATTTGCTCTGACCTTATCTTTTAAATCTTCTATATCAACTAATGCTTTGTCTAACTGTTCTCTTAAAAATTCTATGTTGACTTTGTTAGTCATGTTCATCTCTTGAGTCTCTTCCATTTTCTCGACGGACTTGTACAAATCCTCAATTAAAAAATGTTGTTCCTGGTCCGTGGGCACTTGTTCGGATTTCTTTAATAAATCATTTTCAAACAACTCACGTGATGTTTCCAGAGATACTAATCTTGCCGTAAGCTCTGTGTATGCAAATACACCCATTGCAACTAAAATTATAAGGCTAGCTACCGTTTTCATCGGCATTTGCACTCTTGCCTCTTCTCCGATGTTTAATGGTTTATTGGACATGTGGTCCTCCGAAGAGAGCTAAGAGAACTAACATTATTATAAGCAATGCTGTAAATCTGTAATCCATCTTAGCGCACTCCATAAAATAACTAAAAATTATTTAATAACTATTACTGCAATTAAAACTGCAACTACAAGACATTCAACCTTGTGGTCTGACCAGTAATGCATAGCTTTGTTTTTGATTTTATCTATCATATTTATCTCCCTTGTTTATTTTTTTTACATTTACATCTTGGTGCAAACAACTTATCTATCCAAGAAGTTGCATTATCCATTATACCACAAAATGCATATATAAAACGATCAATCATTGTTCTTATAAAAACTCCTAATACTAATAAAAAAAATAACAGCCAAAGTATAGCATAGACTATTATATCTAGAAATAACCAGTATGATTTTTCTAACACTTCCAACGTCTTCTTGCCGCACATATTCTCTTCTCCGGAGTTTTGCTACAATTGACATTATGCATTTTCATTTGGCCTGCGCTTCTTGCACAATAAGAACTTCTTCTTTTAGAAGCCTTACTTCCTTTTTTAACTTTTCCTGTTACAGCTGTTTTTAACTTAGATCCAGGATTAAGTTTTCTATAAGCCTTGACACCGGCCCTAGTCATTCCTGCACCTGATTTAGTACTACGATAATTTTTTTTATTACGAGAAGGCATACCACCTTTCGCAAAAGATTCTATCTCTAATCCTAAATCAGCGTAATAATCCATCTTACGTAAATGTAATAGTTACTCCAACAGTTCCTGCAATAGTTGCATGAACACCTTCTACAAATAAAATTCCAGAACCTGGTACATATTCAGATAATCCTTCAGTTCCAAATAAATATGTAGCAATAACAGTACCTGTTGCTCCACCTGTTCTTAAAATGATAGAACCACTTGCATTTCCTTTCCCTTGAATAGAAGTAACTCTAGCTCTTTTAGTTGTAGGAACCATTTGTACTGTACTTGTAGCATGTGCTACCGACTGATCTGATGTAAAACTTCCTCCACCTGACATAATTTTCTCCTTTAATTCGTGGCTCCCGAAGGAGCCACTAGTTTATTATTACGTGTCGCTAAACGGTGTAACGATAGTTCCTGATCCCAACAATAATGTGTTGTGGACTAAGTAGTTAGCTGCTTCGATAGCAGTAACTGTAACTATAGATCCAATGATCCCACCTGAAGTTGTTCCGTTCATAGAAAGAACATCATTAGATGCTCCTGGAAAGAAAGCTTTTTTAGCTCCATCATTTACAGCTACCATAGCTGCACCTGTGAACTTATCAGTTCCATCAGTTACGATTTGAACATCAGTTGCAGTTGTATCTACATAAAAAGTAAAAGTTGCACCAATGTTGTTTGCATTATTTAAATCACTTCCTGGTCCTGCTATTGCTGAATCAGCTGTTGCAACGATTGAAGGTAAAGTAAAAATACCGTCTGCATCTTGTGTTAAAAGGATTCTTCCTGCATGAGCATTTACAGTTAACGAAGTGTTAGCTGTTAGTGCTACAGTTGATCCTGGTCCAGAACCTATAAAGCCATTTTTAGAAATGACTGGTCCTGAAAAAGTTGTGTTTGCCATAATAGTTTTCTCCTGTATAGCGGTTAAATTATGTAGTCTCTATACCGTCTGACTAGTCAGTCTACAAAATTATATTATCTAGTGTTTATATTATACATAAAAAAAGGGGCGATGTGAACACCGCCCCTTTAAAGTAACCTTTTACGGTTAAATAGTTTGACTATTAACTAGTAGGTAATTTTCCATTACCAAAGACACATCTTGGATCAGAAAATCCAAAAGAGTATCTTTCTCTAGCTTTAAATCTAACGTTTCCTGTATCGAAATCACCTTCCATAGCAGTTTTAATTGGACTTCTAATGAAGTGTTTAAAACCGTTAGGTGCATCAGTTAACAAGAAGAAAGCATCCGTATCAGTTAAGAAGTTATTAACTACATAACCTTCTGGAACCATTCCCATGTTAGCGATTGCGTTGATATCGTTATCAGCAGTTCCGACTCTTTGAGGAGACTTCATGATTCTCTCAGCAGTAAATTGTAATTCTTTTGGAATTACCATTTTTCTACCTTGAGAAGCAATTTTTAATCCTCTTTCATCTACAAAAGATGAAATATCGATTAACGACTGCTCAAGTGAAGTTTCGTTAAGGTCGGCAGCAGTTGCTAATACGTTTGAGAACGTACCACCTGTTGCTAACGGGTGACTTGCGTTAATTAATGAAACGCCATCTCCACCGTTAAATCCAGATGTCTTCTGTGCATTGTTTAACACAGACGCTGCTTTAACTTGCTTAGTGTTCGACATAGATCTTGCAAGAGCTCTTGTGTATCTTGCAGCTAATCTGTCGTACAGGTTGTCTTCGATTGCTTCCTCAGTAATAGAGAATGCTAAAGCGACTGTTTCGTGTGAGTATCTTGCTGTGAAAGTTTCACCTGCTTGATCAAACACTACTCCCGCACCTTCTTGTTTAACTGGTGCTGAAGCGAAACCGCTTAACATTACTTCTTCTTCAAAAGCTCTGTCAGATGTTTCAGACGGGAAAATCTCCGCATGTTGATTTTCATATCTGTTATATTCCAGGCCGAATAAAGCATTCAAACCTGGCTCTAGTTCTTTAACTAGCTGTGCTCGTGATATTGCCATAGTTATTCTCCTTTATTACGCTATACCTGTTCCACTTCTAAAGAAGTGGTTGTTGATTCTAACAAGAATGTTAGCATTCGATGTAGTAGTATCCGAATTATCTGGATCCTGTGATATATCGATTGCTTGTACCGCAAAAGTAGCAGCAGTGCCTGAAGCACTTACGTCTAATTGTACGCTTGATATTCCTGTTTGTGTAACACCACCTGCAGTAGATGCAGAGTAATTTTTAAACAGATCCGCTCTTGTAAAAGCCGCATCAGCGTCCATTAAAAATACTGCGTCTGGATCGTCAACAACAAAGGCAGTAATATCGCCTTGAGTTGGTGTAATTCCACCAGGGTAGTAATTTTTGTACGTTGGCTTTTGAGTAGTTGGATCGTTATAAAAAACTCCGTTAAAAACACCCACAACAGCGTAACTAGTATTACCAGTATGTCTTTCGATATTTCCTGTAGAAACAGGAACAACCAAGTCGCCTTGGAATATCGCAGTGCCATAATTTGGCTTAATAGTATATCTGTTCTGAGCACCTACTAATGGTGTACCGTCTAGTTTTCTGTGCGGTCTTAGACCGAACTTTTCTAGTTGATTTGCCATAGTTGTTTTCTCCGTTTTATATTTAGTTTAGTTTAACTCCAAGCTAACTCGGTAGGTAATGCAAAAAAACTATTTTTTTCGACTACCACCAAAGGTAACTCTAGATTGCCTATCAATATTGATTGGCATCTCAGGTCGTTGTTCCTTCATTAGATCATTATCCACCGCTTGAATTTGATCTTGAGTAATTTTATCAAAGTACTCAGCACGGCTTTTTAATATCTCTTCAGGTATCCTTGCCAACACAAGGCCACCGATTCCTATACACCCTTGATACTGTCCCTGATTTAAAATTGGATATTTGTGTATGTCAGGAGAATTTTTAATTTCTTCTGCTCTTACAAATTCCCAACCTTCTCTAAGTTTTTTGGTTACATTAGCTGTATCCTCAAACCCAGCCACGCTCGTTCGTATCCAACGATGGGCATAGCCCTGTGGTGCGGGTGGTGCGTCTAAACTCGATGGTGGAGCCCAAGCGCTAGGTTTTTTTTCTTCTTGCCTAGTCTCTGACTGGCGTGAGGTTCTTTTGATATTATCCATTTGCATTCTCCTTCACGTATTTTGCGTATTCCTCTAGTGGCACCCCTAGTTTTTTAGCGATAACTATTTGTGACTTGGTGAGTTTCACTGATCGGCGTCCGGTTTGATTTCTTTGTGCAGAAGCAACAGTTTGGACGGGTTTCTTTTGCTCCTGTGGTTGACTAAATCTATGAGGAAAATTATCCTTCATAACTTTATCAATTTCATTATAATACTCATCACTCTCTGCGTCAAACCCCTGCTCTACAAGATCATTATGGGCTTGAAACGCTGCACTTGTCATGATTTTATCGCTACCGAACCATTCGTTTTTTTCAGCCCATCCTTTGGCTTTGTACGAAGGTGTTGCAGCATTTGCTTGAGGTGCTTGTTGTATTGGTTGTTCTACTTTAACTTCAGCCTTAGCTCTTTCTTCTTTAGCATCTTCTTCAGCTTGAGTCATCTTAACTTTTTCTGCTTCTACAGCCAATGTTGCTATTCTAGAATTTGCATCAGCTATTTTATCAGCATCTTGATCTGCAATAGCATCTCTCAAAGCTTTTTTAGCATCTTCTTGTTCAGCTACGACTCTAGCAGAAAATTGTTCTATATAACTTTTACTAGTTTTTGAAAATCTAGTTTTAGTATCGTCAAGTTGATTTTTTAAACCTTTTGCATAATCTAAAGCAGCTTTTTCTCTTCGTTCAGATTCTCTAATTTTAAAAGTTAACTTATCTATTCTTCTTTTAACTTTTTCAGAAACATCAGAAAGACTATCTTCTTTTATTTCTGGTTTAGTTTCTTCTTTTACTGTTTCAACTTTAATACCTTCAATGCCTTCAGGTTTAGGTTCTGTATAACCTAAATCAACTTCTTCTTTTGGTAAATCAGTTTCTGAAACTTCAACTTGTTTTTCTTCAACTTGAAGTGTTTGTTCTTTTACTCCATCAGTGTCTAATTCGACTTCTGGATTTTTTATATTTTCGTTCTCTTCCATAGTAGCTCCTGTTTAATTGCGTATGTGTTAGTATGCGTGTAAAATATCCTCCGGATTATTAATCTTAGCGATTATCTCGTCATCATTTAAGATACGAACTTCTCCGCCTTCTATTTTAAATCTAGATCCAGCATAACGTCCAAAAATAATCCAATCACCCTTTTTACACCAAGGGCCTTCTGGAAATTTTTCTTTGTCTTTGTAGCAAAGATCTCCCATCTTCAATACATATGCACATACGGTAGTCATCTGTATTGTTTCTTGAGTTGTGTCAGCAAGATAAAGTCCCCCTTTAGTTTTTTTAGGACCAGCGTATGGTAAAACTAAAAGTCTATAACCAGTTGGTGTGGGTAATCGCTCTAAAAGGTCTTTGTTACCTTCAACAGCTTTAGCATCTAACTGAGTATTTTTGATTTCATCTTTTGATTTGTAAGCATCAAGTAATGCTTCTTTTTTCTTAGGTACTTCCTTCGAAGTCTCGAAGTTCTTTGTCATTTAGTAGCTCCTGTTTTTCTTGCAGGTCTTTAAGATCCTGAAGCAAAGACTCTAGGCCTTTGATTTGTCCTCTAATATAATGTAATTGTTCTAAATTGTCAACGGAGTACACCAAGGTGTCTTTTAGAGACTCTATTCTCTTTTCAGCTACTCTTCTTATTAATGGATAATCTATAATCATTTTTTTATTAGTGAAATTTTACTTTTTCCTTGTTTTAATAAATCAAAACTAAATTCATTTACTATTATTTTCAACACTAAATCTATATCATAGTATGGATAATCATCAAAAAGAAAAATAGTGCCTGGTTTAGATCTTTCTCCAAAAAATATTGCTTCTTTAATTACATCTTTTGTTTTATGTGGTCCATCAAAATGAACTAGATCATAAGTGTTTATAATTTCTTTTTTTTCCCTGTAAATAGGAACTCCATCTGAAAATCTTTTAAAAAACTCATCATCTTCCATATGAAACAATGTAAAATTTTCATAATCTAAATCTTTAATTAATTGTAGTTTCATACTGTTTGTATAATCACAAGTAATAGAATCTTTTTTATCAAAATGTGCATAAGATAAATTACCATAAGGATCTATGCCTATATGCCAATGTTTTTTATGTTGTAGATTCATTAAAATTAATTTTGAACCTAATCCTCGTCTAACACCAATTTCTGCTGTAAATAAATTATCTGCTGTTAAAGATTTACAGGCTTCTATTAATATTTCGTATTCTTTACTGTCGCCTTCAATCATAAAAGGTTTATATATTAACTATAACAAAAGTAAATAGATTATATTTTTTGCATTTCTGGATTAGTGGATAGAATGTTCTTTTCTGCTCTAGGTCTAGCTATAGAATCTTTACTTCTTTTTCTAAGTTGAGCAATAGCAGATTCTTTCATCTGTTTTTCTTTTTTAAGTTTCTGTAAATCTCTTTCTAGGTTCATTTTTTATATCCCATACTTTCTCTGTTTCCCCATAGTTTTTGCCATGACCAAACATTTATTTTACTAGACCAATGATAAATAAATAAAACTATATGTTTCATTTTTTACCTCCCCTGAATATTTGTGTACCCTTTATTCCATAAATACTCGCAACGACAAGGATCCACAGATTTGTGAACCAGCTCGGGAGCTGTGAGAACATATCGAAGAACAATTTGACTTTGTCCATCGCTGTTGGGTCATCCGATACCACTGCCCACGCCAAAATTAACACGGGGGTCGACAAAATTATGAGAACCGCCTCGTCCTTCCAGTCCGATTGCCTTGCCTCTAATAATTTGCCTTGGTAAGCTTCCTCACCTCGTGCTTGTTTCTCAGCATGTAATAATTGTGCATCGGACATTGCCATTTTAGCTTTCTGCTTATTAGCATAAATTTTACTTCCAGCAGAGACGGCTAATTTAATTGCTTGAAACCACATATGTTTTATTTCCTTTAATAATTATTCCTTGGGGGTTTGGGCCACGCTTAGGTGGTGGCCCTGATCTTTTGCCAGAAACTTTATGTTTGTGTTTTGTAGTCATTATTTTTTGACTTTTCCACCTTTAGTAAAAAATCTTTTTGCCATTGCTATAGGAGATAGTAATTCAATAGGTTTAGCACCTTTGTCTTTTGCTTTTTTCATTGCTTCTACCGCTAATCCCATAAATGCTTTTTTTACTTTACCTGGTTTTAATTTTTCTTCTCTAAGAACTGCAAAGTCTTTTCCATTTAATACATTTGGAGGTGGTGCTTTAGATGCAATTGCTTTTTGTTTAGGAGACATATCTGCTCCTCCACCTTTAGAGTAGAACATTCCACCCATTCTTAATTTTCTATAACTATTTTCCAGTCCGTGCTTTTTTTTCATTTTGTTTCTCCATTTTTTCTCGAGCAAGATCTAATCTCTTATCAGATTGCTCATCATTTGTTTCTAATTTTAATCTATCAAAGTCTAATCTTTCATCAAACTGACCCTCTTGATTTTCTATCTTCATATTACCCTCTTCAGTACGTCTTTGTAAGTCCATAGCTCTTAAATCTAATTCTCTTTGTTTTAACATAACAACAGGGTCTTGTTTTTGGTTATCCATCATAGTTTCGTTCTGTGCAAGCTCTGTAGTTATCTGTGCAATCCTTTTTGCTGTCTCTGAATCAAACATTGCTCTAAATTGTTGTTGGTTCTGTTGCATCATCTCCATCATTTGTGGATCTTGTTGCATCATAGACATAACTTCAGCAGAAGCTTTCATAGAAACGTGTTGAGAGATGTGTCCTTGTAAGTTTGCATAGACCATAGGGTTAATTTGCACCATTCTAGTTCTCATAAATGCAGAATGCGCTGCAATATGTGCATCATGGTCTTGTTCTGGGAAAGCTGTCATTGGTAATGACTGTAATGCTTCCATATTTTCTATTGCAGGGTCTTTTGGAAACGGTTTTGGGTCTGGTTTTAGTATTTGAGGTATTTCTTTAGTGCCTAAAGCTTCATAAACACGTCTGTAAGCCTCATGTAAGTTGTGAATTTGTGGATTTGACTGTGCAATTTGCAATTGTGTCTGTGCTAACGTCACTCTTTGCGACATTGAGAAAATATTTGGGTCTGCAACCGGTAAAATATCTACTCGGTCGTCAAAATCTTGTACTTTAATGACTCTCTCAGCCCCGTAGACTGCGTATGGATACTCAGGAGGTAGGTATTCCGATATAACTTTGCCTAAAAGTTTAAATTCTTGTTTCATTGCATAATAACAACGCTTATGAATAGCTGACATTACTCTAGAACCTCTTTCTAGAAGTGCAATTGTAGTACCAACTGCCGCCGCTTGATTGCCATCACCTACTTGCTGATCAGCAATCGATGCAAATCTTCTTCCTGCATCTACACAAAAACCTAGGAGGTTAAATAAAGTTGTACTTGGTTCTTTAAAAGGTAGTAATTGAAACTGATCTCTAATATTTCCGCCAGGTGCGTCTACATCTCTAAACTCTCCAGGCTGAATTGGTTGGTCATCATCTCTAATTCTCATTCCTCTAGATTTAAATCCAGCAGGTAAGTTAGATAATGTTCCAGCGTCTAGTAATTGTCTTAATGCAGTAGTTGCTGTTCGTGACAGACCACCGATCATGTGAATTAATCCAAATCCATAAAAACCTAAACCAGGTAAAAATTTGTAATGTGAAAAATATTCTTTCCTTGTAAATTTAGCATCGTCTTCTGCATAATTTCTATAGATAGATAAAATCTTTCTTGTAGATTCTTCTATGGTTACAATGTAAGGAATTTTAATATTAATTTTATCTTCTTCGTTTTCTGCAATGTAATCTGATAGATCTAAATCAACATGCATTTCTAAAACGTTATAAATATAATCATTTGTTTCAACAGGTTTAACACCTTCTAACTCATTATACTTATCTTGAATTTTGTTTTCTTTTTTCTCTGGCTTCATTAGATCTACTTCTTTGTAAAATCCTGTAGCCATTTTTTTTAATAAATCATTTTCTGATTGTTTTAATACGTGTGTAATTCTAGGAGCATCTTTTAAGTCAGTTGCAAAATAAGGTACAACTAAATCTTCTGCAGGAATGAATTTTGAAACAGCTCTTTCCATTAGAGCATCATAATATATTTTTTTAAATGCAGATCCTGCTAATGGTAGATAAAATAATAACTGATCAAACTCTGGAGTATATTCTTCCATCTTTTCCATAATTTGGAAATTCATAAAATCTTTTACTCTTTCAGCTTGTGCTTCTACTGTTTCGTTTTGTACTCCAACAATTTTAGTTTTTACCGGACCATCGCTTGGAAGTAATTCTTTATAAGCTTGGGCTTGAAACTGAGTAACCGCTTCTGACAATAGAGGGTGAGTAACATTGCTTGCTCCTTTGAATGGTTGAGTGGTCGACTTGTATTTAAATCCTAAAAGATCTAAACCATTTCTATAAGTGTCTTCCCATTCTTTTCTAGATTCTTTATCACTTTGATATTCAGAAATTAAATCTGATGCAAGTTGTGATAATGCTTTGTCATCAATTGTCTCTGCAATATTTGCATAGAAATCCTGTTCAGCTTCTTCAGTTATCTCTTCACCATCTTCTGGTGGTAACTCAACAACTGCTTCTTGCTCAACATCAACTTCTTCGTTGATTGGGTTATCAGTTTCAATGGCCATTAAATTATTAAGTAATTAATGTTTTTTTATTTCTTCCTAATTTACAAGATGCTTTAACGTATGTACCTGTGCTAGCTTTCATCATTCCGCCAGCTTTAGCTCCGCCTGAGATACCATCTCCAAACGCATTGTTATAGTCTCCAGCTAATGTGCCACCTTTTTTAGATGTTGCATTTGGGCCTGGACCCATATTAAGAACTTTATTTGCCGCAGCACCTATTTTGCTCATAATACTTGTATTTGGTTTTTTCATTGGTGCTTTAACACCTTTGTAAGCCATGTTTGATGTCATAAGTTTTCTTGCTCTTGCCATACGATCACCTTTTGGTAATCTTGCGCCACCTGCAGCTCCTGAAGATAAGAATTTATCTGATCCTTTTCCTGCCATAGCTTTACTTGCTAAATAGGCTGCACCGGCAACTGCTGCCGCTTTACCTACTTTTTTTAATTTCTTTTTTAGACTCATAATATTCCTCCTATAGAATTATCCGTACAGTGTAAAGCATTTTATAGATTAAATCTATAATAGGCCTTTAAATATATTGGTCTTATCTACAAACCCACCTACGTTCATATAAGCTTTCATTGGCAATAGAAACTTCTTCAAGACATCATCTGATGCTATAAATGTAGGAACCATTTCATATAGATCTGGATTCTCAGCACCTATTTCTTTAATAATATAATCTTTTTCTTTACCTTGATTTCTTGTAGGGGAAAGTCTTATTTTTAAAATTTCTTCTGCTTCTTCTCTAGTGCTAGCAGCACCAACATGATCTTCGTATATATAATCGTCTCCTATTTTTTTATTATAATGTCTTCTACCGTTTTTACTATTTTCTCTTAAACTTCTTCCTTCACTAGAAAATAATCTTATTATTTTAAAAGGTTTGTCTGGATTACTTTTAGGCATAGGAGCCATTTCAAACTTTGCTCCATATTGTTTTGCTAATTTTTGAAAAGGAGCTACATTAGCAGCTAGTTGATTTGTTTTTTTTAAAGCACCATCTTGAGTTCTAATCATTGCTTTACCATCCATTAAACCATAATTAATCTCATCTCCTAATTGTGATGAACCAGGCATCTTAATTCCTTTGTTCATAGATGATGGTACAATAGACAAAGCATTAATATTTCTTTCTGCCATCGTTCTTAGCATACTTTTAGCTGCATAGTCTGGCCAAGACCTAGCTAATGGAGCTGCTGTTGTTTGATCTATTGTCTGTCCTGCTGCTAGTTTAGACATACCAGATCTTTCTAGCTGACCAAGCTCATAATTAACTCTTGCTAGTTCTTGTGTTTGGGATCTAGTTAAACCTGCTATCCCTCTACCAAGCTCTTCATAAGGAGCCCTTTTTTCTAACAAATCGTCTCTTTGTTTTTTTAAAACTTTTATTTCTGCGTCTCTATTAAAAGGATTTATTTTCATTCTAAAATAATCAGCTTTTTTGTCAGCATCAAATTGAGGAGAGTGTATGTCTGTTTGTATTTCTGAAACTCTTATATGTCTAGTTCCTAATTTAGGATTAGGTAAGTCATCATATCTTATAAATCCTATTTCATTATCCATATAATGAGTAGAGTCTTGTGGAGTAAATCTACCACCACTAACATTAGGAACTCTTTTAGGAAAAAAAATAACATCTTCAGTAAAATTTTCTCCTCCATCTAATTTATAAGTATAACCCATACCTGTTTTATAAGCTGGATAATAATTTTCCTTTCCTGATTTATCTCTTCGATATCTTAAAAATTCTGGTACGCCCTCTGGTTTCTTACTGTATTGATTATAGTTTCCTATTTTTCTATTAAAGTCTTGAAGCACAGAAGAAAAGTCTTGAGGATTATCTACTTCTCTTCCTAGTTTAACTAAGTCTTCTTGTATTTCTGTATACACTCCTGAAGGAATTGCATCCTTCTGTTCGTAAGCTGTTTCAACAGAATTTCTAAAATTATTTTTTATTCTACTTACTAACTCGTCCGTAGTTATAGATTTATTTGGAATCTTATCTGCTGCAATTTTAAAAGCAGTTTGCGCTTGTATAAAATCTGCTTCTGGATCTCCTCTAACTCCCAATCTTAAAGTTTTTAATTGATTTACAGGAGCTCCTTTAATTAAATCTAGTAAAGTATCTCTATCTACTTGCATATTTTGATCATCCATAACTTTTAGAAAACCATCTACACCTTTACCTTGTTTATCAAACTTAATTAAATTTAGTTCTTCTAACTCATCAGGTGAAACTCTACGAGAGACACCGGCTAACGGACCTGTTGAAACTTTAAGATCTGCTCTGTTTGCTTTTGTTAACCAATCTGTCCACTGTTTTGCTGTACCTTTTTCAAAAGGTGCTTCCATAACTCTATCGTAACTTGATGAACCTACTAATGGATTAACATCTTTATAACCTTTACCTTGAGTAAAAGGAATGTTTTGTACTTCACCAATTCTTGAACGACCTACTGTAGCTAACTCTTTACCTGGAGCTAAAATTAATTCAGAGGATTGTCCGGTGGCCGTTGGTATATCACCTATCTCCTCTACTGCTTTGTTAGGTGTATAAGTTGTATTTGTTTTTGGTGTCTTACCGAATGGTCTTAGAAAAGATTTGATTCCAGGTATTCTTCTACCAAGAGCGGTTGCTCCAATTACAGTAGCACCGAGTGCTGCTAACCCACCAACGGCCGAAGGCTCACTATCATCATTTACGATAACAGTGTTATCTTGTTTCGGTATTGGAGAGCTCCCTTGTTTTATCTGATCGATAAAATTATCTGCAATCTTATTGGAGTCTAGTGCCATTAGAATACACCTTTAAATCCTGTGCCACTAATTGCTGCTCCACCACCTCTTGCTCTGTCTTCCATACAAGAAGAACAACCACATGATTCAGCTGCTCCACCAGTGGTAAATCTATTTTTTAAACTAGCTTGTTCTTTTCTATTTTGATAGAATTCTTTTGCTTCTTTGTGAGGATCGTTAGCAAACTTTTGTTTGCCATAATCTTTTTCTCCTTCAATTAAATCATAGAAACGATATTTTTTTTTAGCCATTGTATCTCCTAATAATATTTATAATCTCTTTCGATCTTCATACCTTCAGGTTCATCTAAATATGTTGAAACGAAATTTCCCTGACGGTATCTTAACACAGCTTGGGTCATAGAATCTACATAGTCATCGTGTTGAGCAAAAGGAAATGCTGCACATTCTTCAATAACTTCATCTGCAAAATGGGCTCCGTCTGGAAAATATACGTTTTGGGACTCAAATACAGGAGCGCAAGCATTTACTCTAGAATGTTTATCTTTTCCTTTTGATGGAACAAAATCTATTACAGGAATCCCTGCACGCCTTAATTCTTGTATTAGAGATTGGCCAGATGCTTTAGCCTCAACGACAACGGACTCAGGTTCCCAATATTTGAAAGTTTCAAAAGCAACTGCTTTTAATTCTGGAAAATCCCAACGACCTTTTTCAGCGTCTAATAAAATTAAACAAGTGTCTCCTTCTGTAGGTTCAAATACACCCCACGTAGTAATCGCACTATAGTCAGCAGTTTCCTTTTTAGAAAATGCAGTATCATAAGATTGTATAACATGTTTTAGAGATGGAACCTCTCCTTTCCAAGGGATCCACCAATCTCTTTTAATGATTGCTCCTTCTTCGGCCACCGGGTCCTGCATGTATTGTGCATTCCAGTTTCTTGGAGTAATAGATGCCTTAACTGCTTCTAGTTCTTCTTTGCTCCAATACTCAGGCCAAACAGGATTTCCTGAATTTAATATTGCAGGGAACTCTATTAATTTCCATTTATCGGCTTTAGGTTCAGATTGTCCTTTTAACAATCTACCTGTTAAATCATCTTGAGCCCATCTAGTCATTACTAACAAGATGGAACCACCTGGTTGTAAACGTTGTCTGGGTCCCGAGTTGTACCAATCATATGCTCTCTCCATAGCGGAATCCGATAAAGAATCCTGCTCGGTATGAGGATCATCTATAATAAGCAAATCAGCCCCTCGTCCTGTGATAGAACCGCCAACACCCGCTGCAAAGTACTCACCGCCATGGTTAGTCTCCCACCTGCCTTTTGCTTTACTATCTTCCCGAAGTTTAACATCTCCGAAGATCTGTTTATACTCTGGGCTATCAATTAAATTTCTTACCTTGCTACCGAATCTACCTGCTAGTTCTGCGTTGTGGGAAACTTGCATAATTTTTTTCTTAGGAAACTTCCCTATGTACCAAGCTGGATACAAAAAAGATGCAAATTCAGATTTAGTATGACGGGGTGGCATATTCACAATGAGCCTCCCTTTTGAGCCTCTTGCAATAGAAGTTAATTCATCAGCAATATGTTGATGATGGCCCCACTGTTCTCTTTCTTTTGCTTTCCTACAAATAAAATCTGGCCAAACCGCCTGAACAAAATATAAAAAATTATCCTGACAAAGTTTAATGTGTTCAATAAAAGCTTTTTCTACACGATCTCTTAATTGATCAGTGGTTAATGTGTCTAGATTCATAAGTATTTTATAGTTTATACATGTGTGTTTCTGATTGTAAAGGGCAAGCGTCAGGTACCATAATAAAGCAAAAAGGGGGGTCGGGGTCGGGATATGGAAAGCTGTGTAATTGGTGGGCTTGGTACCTCTATTGAGGTTGTGAGGGTGGGTTGCGTGGCGATCTAGTCGCCACGCAATCAGAATTGATTAGCTATTGTTTGGTGGTTGGTTGCCTGTCAGCATATTAACAACATCAGACATTTTATCTAATACTCTATTTCTAAAGTCATCAGCTAAAGGATTGCCATTGTTGATTAAGATAAATTCCTCAACTGCACTTTCCAATAACTTGTAAAGTATTTGATAGTTAAGTGTTTTACCATTTGCGTCTTCGTTCAATAGTGATTGCACTCTTGATTGATCTATGCCTTTGTTCTGCATAGTCGTCTGTATCATTTGAGATAAAACACTCATTGAGGGTAGGTTGCTATTGTCATTATTATTAGGCATTTGTTTTTACTCCTTTGTTAGTTTTTCTTTTTTCACTCTCTAACTTATCATCAAAGGGTTTTAACTCAACAACTTTTATTTGTTTATAAAAGCAATTTATTTGTGCTAACACTTCTTTATAACTTAACTTTTCATTAGTTGTTGCTTTGCCTGTTATATAATCAATAAAAGATTTACTATCAAATCTTCTTTGCGATCGTTCAATCTTTTGAATATATCTAGTGTTAGATAATATGATTATGTTTTGTTTTAACTTTAAAAAATACTCATTCACAATTTCTTTTGTGTCAGATTTTAAAGTTTGATATTTACTTAACAAGTATGATTGATCAATAAATGAATTACAAACTTGTTTTTGTCCTTTGTCTAAGACTTGGACTTTTTGTTGTTGTGTTGTCATTGTTATTTGTCCTATGTTAATTGTTAATCTATAAAATATAGATTTGTCTTAAATCTAATTTATTTTAAAAGATAATGCAAATTCTTTTTTATATAAAAAAAAGTCTTCCATAGAGCAACACACATTAAGATTTGACCTGTCATGCGACCTAGACATCATAGCAAATTTTTAAAACTTCACGAAAAAAAAATAACTTGACCTTCGCAAAAACTGGTGCTGGGATCTGGTACTGGTGCTGGCCAGGTGCTGTTATTGGTCTATAACGAGGAACGAGGTTACAACGAGGACTATAACGAGGATAAGCATATTAATACCTCTTCTTTAGTCGTTTGATCTCTGAGTGTATTTCCTGCAAATGAAAGGTTGAGCAAGTGCTAATGAATGCCGAACACTCCTCACGCATTTCTTTCTGCTCTTCGAATGCTTTAGCTTTGTTCCGACTAATTACTTCTAAATGTTCTTCGTTTTGTTGTGCCATTGGTTTCTCTCCTTGTTGCGTAATAGTTAATATTAGAATTACTAACACGAGTAAGTAAAGTCTTCAACTTAATTTTACAAGTTTTTCCATTTTTATTTTTAAACCAAATCCATTGGTCAGCTTTATCTGTCATGTCCACCTGTCCTTCCTGAAATTTCACCAGTCCCAGCTGGGACTGGTAAGTTAAGTAAAAAAGTTTGCCGACCAAACGACAAACGAGAAACGAGGTCTAAACAGGAGCTACTCTGACAAAAGACCTCGCCCGTAGTGTGAGTACCTACCAACTACAATGATAGATAGCCACTTTTTTTTCTGCAACCATGTCACGACACCATTGCAAAAACTCTAAATCCATTTCTTTATTATCCTTCACACTTTCCTCTTGAAATTGTTGCCCCCAGAAAAATCCATCTGTTGCAACAAAGTTCTTGAAGTCTGTGCGAATGGCTTCAGCTAAATCCTTCACGAGTTCCTCTGTAATAAATACAGGTTCATCGCCACCATTAAATCCGAGATGTGCTAGGTCTCCCTCATGTACTTGGTGCTTGTTTTGTTTAGCGTGTTGGACTGCCATGAACTGCTGAAGTCTTGCGTGTTTTCTCCACACAAATCCATCTTTCTTTGGCTCATGTTCATCTGAATAGATCTTTTCCCAATCAGGTTTTTGATCTCGCAAATGTGCAAATTGATCTAGTCCCATTTTTTTCTCCTTTGTTTTAGTTAATGATAAAGACTTATCATAGATGGGATAGATGTCAAACATTAATTTTTCCACAGGTAAGACAGCTTCGTACCCTGATCCAGCAGGAACTGGTGCTGGCTGCATCGCCTGGCCAGCTCCCTGAAAGGCCATTACCACCAACGAGACTACGATCCAGAACGAGAACGAGGTGAGCTCAGGCCAAAGAATACAGGCAAATATTAGTATAAAAATTACGAACACGCAGCTTCACCTGCAGCTGGTGCCTGGCGCTCTTCATGTAGGTCCTGCGCTACCGACTCAACGGCAAGCCAAACGAGGCTGCATCTTAGTTGGTCCAGTGAGCCGGCATCCTTCGCCACCACCGCTATGTACTCCATTATCGTCTGACCGCTATCTTCAGCAAACCGTTGTACGATGTCCCAAATCTCTTTTTCATGTTCATCATGAAACTCTGTAGTTTCCCAATAGTATATTAATCCACCTATGCCTCCTTCGCAGCCGTGGTTAGCTATATCTTCAATTAAGAATCGTTCTTCTTTCTCACCGAGAACGAGCCATTGCTTTATGTCTACCGTCCCCATGTTATTCCCTCCTTGTCAGTCTTGAACCGAATGTTATCGCCTAGCTTTAGGTGATCAAGGACGGTTGGCATGTTGTCGAGTCTACCTTGACCTTTCTTCCTATCTCCAGAGGTAATCCTTACCCACATCTTTTCGGTTTGACCATCTGACTTAAACCACACGTAAACATAGCTACGCATCTTTCTGTGCTTCTCTAGTTTCTTAATATTAAAATAAGTATCTTTCCCATGTTCCTTACACGAGAAGACTATGTTGTCCTTTTCCATCTGTGTCCTCCTTTAAAAGTTTAATGATATAATACCCGTGCCGAATAACAGCACAAGGTAAATTGTTGTCGTATATATAATCCACATGCATACATAGATAAGACCTCATGGGATAAATGTCAAGAACTATTTTCAAATAAATTTTTAAACAGCAGGTGAGTCCTGAGCTGGCGACTGGTGCCCAGCTCTTTAATCAGGTAAGCAAAAGGTACATTTCCCTACGAGGAAACGAGGATCCGAGCTTCCACCACAGGAGTCTGGTGCTGGCGGCACCAGCTGGTGAAGGATGGCCAGGGACGTTGGGCATAAACGAGGAACGAGAACGAGGAAACGAGGAATGAAAACGAGGATTGGATGGAGGCCACCGGCTAACCAAAGCCAGCCGATG